TAGCAATATCAACTGCTCCTGCTGCAATCGTTAATGTAGTTGCACCTGTTACATCTCCTGTGTGAGTAGCGTTAGTTACTTTAGCTGTATTAGCAGTTATTGCGTTTGCTTGTGAAGTAGTAATGCCAGTCTTAGCTGTATTGGCAGCAATCTCAGCATTAATTGAGTTAGCTAACTTAGCTGCTGTAACCGCATCGTCAGCAATAGTTAATGCTGTTGCACCAGTAACATCGCCAGTATGTGTAGCATTAGTTACTTTAGCTGTGTTTGCTGTAATGGCTGAAGCCTGACTTGTAGTAATACCTGTCTTAGCGGTGTTAGCAGCAATGGCTGTATTAATTGCATTAGCTAATTTAGCTTCAGTAACCGCATCATCTGCAATCTTAGCTGTTGAGATAGAGCCATCAGCAACTGCTGCACCTGCTAATAAATTTGTGGCTGTTACTTTCTTAGAAGTACCACCATCATTAATTAATAGTTCCTCACTGCCTGCTATTGAGGTTTTTGCTGATAAGGCTGATACTTTAGTTGTTGCCATATTTACTCCGTAATAATGTAATTTGGTGAATTAGTAGTAGAAGCCTCTGTAACTAAAAAACCACCTTGTTCTAGTTCTATTTCTTGTTCTGGAAAAGTATTTATAGGACTATCACTACCTTGCCTCCTGTTAAGGTACATAGCAATAGTTTTCTTTTGTTTCCAACTAAATTTTTTAGCCATTATAAACCTTCTCTAAAATGTCTTACACCTGCTGCTTGTCTTTCAGACAAACTTCTTAACTCATCTTTAAATTGCTCTACTAAAGGAGCAAAAGCTATTTGGTGAGCCGTGGAAGTATCTCTTTTAATACTCTTGCCGGTAGGAATCTGAGGTGCTTTAGTAGCTGTTCTCTTTCTTTCGTCTGTCTTGACACTAAACAATCCTCCCATCCTATCTTTATATTCTGTTGTCTCTACTTTAAGACCTGCTTCGTGAGACTTAGAAGAAGGTTCTGTACCTTTATATTCTTTTGGTTTGTTTTCTGTAGATAAATCTTGAGCTGACTCTAGTATATCATCTTCAGTAAGACCGTCTAACATTTCCATTAAGTTATCTATTTCATTAGTTTCTTCGTCTATACTATCATCAGGAAACTCTAAACCGTTTTCTTCTACATAAGCTGCCACTTCTTCAGGACTAGCCCCAGGATTTTCTATCTTATATGTACGCTCTAAGATTTCATCATATAGTTTTTTAATTTTCTTTTTAAACGCCTCTAACTCTAGATTGTTAGAAGAGTCTTCAAATAAACTAATGTGTTTTCTTTTAGCCATACTATCCCGTGTAAGATTGATTATGTTGACTTTCTGTCATCGACTTTCTTTTCTGTTCTCTCATATTCCATTTATGAGTATCAGCAGCAAAAGAACTATAGTTGCTACCGTATTGAAAATTAGTACAAAAACTTAATTTATAATGAGCAGGTTCTCCACATTCTTCACAAATCTGTGGTTCTTTTCTTTTACTGTAAGATACTAACATCTCTGTAGTATGTTTGTTCTTACATTCAAAATCATAAAAAGGCATAATAACTCCTAATTAATTTAGTGTAACCCTCTCGTAAGAAAGGGCTACTGCTCAATTAACTTATGAGCCCGGTACTACGAAAGCAAGTCCTGCGTTATTACGCATTTCTCCAACACCATAAATAGTGTCAGAAGTAAACAAGTCTCCAAGGTACTCCTGCTTGTACTGAGTCTGGCTACGAACGCCTACTTGTTCCGCAAGAGCTAGAGCGTCTTTGTGCATTAGCACTCCGACTCTGTCTGTCTCTGTATCAGCATCAGTTGTAGAAGGACAATTAGATGAGATGTAAACATCAACACCGTATATTTGTCCAATCTTACCAGTTTTAATAGCATCTCCAGAACCAATGAACTGTTGCTCAGTGAATCTGTTAATACCTAGCAAATCATTAGCACAGATTGGTGGAATGATTAATGAACGATTGTCCATTGGTACATCCGCATCATCAAGTTTTAGAAGCATAGCTCTAATACCTTCATCTGTAATGTCTGCTGCGTTTGAAGAAGCACCAGTGTAGAAAGTTGTACCTGAACCTAGGTACGCTTTTTCATAAACTGTAGCTGTGGTAGTATTACCTACTGTACCGCCTTGAAATCCTTCAGCTAGTGTAAGTAAGTCAGTGTCGACTTGCTTAGCCAACGCATATCCTGCGTCATCCGTGTAGAACTTTCTGAGAGAGCTCAATGCTTGAACTTCTGTGATATCTTCAATTAATACAGAGTATTCATAGTGCTTATTAATCGAAAGATTAGTAGTACCGTGAGTATCACTCTGAATTTTTACTTTTGTATTTGCTGCCTTAGAAGTCGCAGAACCACGAGTTGGCGTTGGAATGTGAATAACATCACCTTTTTTACCTTTATGATTCAAGCGAGTAACTAGGGGAGCGACCACCAAGTTTGATTTGTACGCTGCGATAGTTTCATCTGACCAGATTTCTGGGATGAAATTTGCAGCAGTAGTAACCGTTTGATGGTTAGTGCCAATGACACCTGTTGCCATAATATTACTCCTGTGTTATAGTATAATCAAATTATTTGACTCTACCTTCAGCATAGGCATTGTATATCTCATCAGCTAAGTCTGCATATCTATTAGGGTCTGTTGCTTTTAGACGTATTAGGTCTGCCCTACGATATGTTTTCTTACCTGCTGTAGATTCAGCAGAACTTCTAGATTCAGTCTTACTAGATTTTAGAGCTTTCTTTCTCGTTTCTGCTTGTTCTTGTTTAACTTCTGCAGTTTTATCAATCATTGAACGCTCTTTCCAGTGTGTCAATAATTCATCTGCTGCGTCATAGTTATAAGAATCAGCTTCTTGAAATAAGTTAGTTCTAAACTTACTAGCTTGAACCCAATCTTGAAATTTAGCATCTTGTACAATGTCTACATAATCAGGATGAGTCTGTTCCAGTTGTGCCTTGCTCGTCTCTTGTTTTTGTTGAGCTTGGAATTTCTGAAACTCTTGAAACTTAGGATGTTTTTCTATTAAAGAATTAACCGCTTTATTGGGGTCTTCAAAGAAATCTTCTTCTGTTTCGTTGTTGTTTGAGTTTTGTGTCGCTTGACTTGTCTGTGGGTCATTTCTAGATATTTCGGCTTTGAGAAAACTGTCAGATAAACTTCTTAACTCTCCAATTTCTTGACTTTTACGTCCAAGTTCTTGTTCTAAGTTTTGATAGCTCTTGACTATATCCTCTACACTTTTACCTGCAAACTTATCTGGAATATCTGAAACAGTCTCCTGCGTTTCTTCTGCAGTTGTTTCTGTTTCTTGTGCTTCTAGGGTTTCTTCAGGTTCTACTGTGTTTTCTACCTCTACATCTGCTGATTCGTCAACAGGGTCTACTACTATATTGCTCATATCATTGTTCTCCGCCCGTTAGGGTTATGAAGTTGTAAAAAGATGACGCTAGTTGTCTAGTTCTGTCATCGCTGCTTTTGTCGCGTCTTCTAAAACAATCATCTGTCTTAAAATTGACAACTGACCTCTAGCGAACCAAAGGTCTTTTTCGTTATCGATAGATTCTATTCTTTTAACTGTTTCAGCCATAACCTTTAATTCTTCTATAAGGTCAGACCATCCTTCAGTCTCTAATAGTTCAATTCTATCTCTATAAAATTCTTCGTCTTCTTTCGGCATTATTTTTTTTTCTTAAAACCAGCTTTCATTTTTTTATAAGCTGCAGCACTAATAGTAGAGTTTTTTTTACTTCTGCTAGTGCCTTTCTTTTTTTGTTGATTAATATTATAATATAATCCTTTCTTTTTTGTACTTTTTTTCTTTGTAGCCATTATGATTTTTTATGTCTATTGCAAAAATTCCTAGCTGCTGCTTCAGAGCTAAAGCCCCATTTCTTTAGGGCAAGAGCTTTACGAGTAGGCTTACCTTTAGCATCTATCATAGGTCCTGCCATACCGGCAAATCTACAAGCAAAGGATACACGTCTACTATCTGTTCCGCTTCCTTGTGGTGCTTTTAGATTGCCTCCTGTCTCTCTATTATAAGAAGCTCTTCCTTTAGCATTTAACCCACCTTTAGGGTTTTTACCTTCTTTACGCTGCCACGCTGCTGTCTTAGCCATATACTATCCTTGTAACTTTTCTTTCGCTGTAGCTATATTTAATAATGTTTCTGATTGTAAGTGTTCTATTTCAGGTATGTTTCTCATAGTTTCACTATCTTTATTTTCAGTATCAGCTCTCATTTTATCTATAGAAGCTAAATCTTTCTGTAGTTTAAGGAACTTCTCTTGTATCTTAAGTTCACTAGGCTGTGCTGCTCCTGCTTCTGCTGCGTTCTTCATAGCCTTAGTTGATTCTTCTTGAGCTTCTGCTTGAGTCTTAGATATATCTGCTTGTAGCTGCTGTAGTTGTAGCTGTTGAGCCATCTGTTGCATCTGTTGTTCTTCAGGATTAGGCTGCATACCTTCCATAAGTGCTTGTACAACTTGTTCTCTGTTATGTATGCTAGAGTTTTGAAAGACAGACAATAATATAACATTAAAAGCAGGAGAATCTTTAGGTATAGCTTGTAGTAAACTAACCATTTGTTGTGCTTCTAGCTCCTTA